CCCCGACGACCGCGAAGAACCCGGGCTCAGTACCGAATCGCGCGTTCACGCCGCTGCGTACCAGCAACTTCTCCCGCCGTGTGCCGATCCCCGGTCAGCGCTTTACGCTGCCGGCTCGTACGCTGCGCGAGAAGTACTTCGAGAACCTGTTCGAGAACCGCATGTCGCGCGTCGAAGACGTGCAACAGGCTGTTGAACAGCAGGGCGGTACGCTCGACATCCGTGATGCACAGGGCAATGTTATTGGCACCACTGATATCGCAAGCGCAAGCCAGCGTATGCGTGGCGCGGTGCGCGGTCGTCTCGATCGCTTCAAGAAGGAAGTCGAGATCCCGCTGATTGAGAAGGCGGCGAAGCTGGGCGTGAACCTCGACGAGGTCGCTCAGTACCTGTACGCGGTATACGCCCCGGAGCGTAACGCAATCATTCAGCAGCGCAACCCGACACAGTTCGGCACTGACGGCGGCTCGGGCATGACCAACGTCGAAGCCATGCAGATCGTGGGCACCTTCCGTGCGCGCAGGGACTTCCCGCAGATCGCGCAGATCGCGAGGGAGTTCCAGCGCATTACGCAGATGACGCAGAACGTCCTGCTTAGCGAAGGACTGGTTGAGCCGGCGGTCATTGCGCAGTGGAAGAAGGACAACCCGAACTACGTCCCGCTTCGCGGCTTTGAGAACTTTGACGAAGCCACCGGTCAGTCCCTTGGCGTCGGATCGCCGGGACGAACCGACCCGCGAAACCCGTTCGTGAAGGTAGCCAAGGGTCGAGAGACCCGCGCCGGTCAGATCCTTGAGAACATCCTGAAGGACTACTCGGATGCCATCGTGCTCGCCGAGAAGAACAAGGTCTACCGCCTGCTCCTGCAGTTTGTCCGCGAAAACCCGGACCAAGAGCTGTGGCAGGTCAACGCACCTAAGGTCTCGCGCTCGTACTACAAGGGCGGTATGTCCCCACTCGGCTACGCGCAAGGAACCGTGCGTGTCGCCTTCGAGGTCAACGAGGACCCGGGAGAGACGATCGCCGTGCGTGTGCAGGGCAAGCCTGTGTTCATTCGTGTGAAGGACCCGGGCATGCTCGAAGACCTGCAGATGGCAGGCGCGATCGGCAGCGGCGATCAGGCGAAACTGTACTTCCGCGTGTGGTCTGGCGTCATGCAGACGCTCGCAAAGCTACGTACCACGCTCTCGCCGGCGTTCGTATTCATCGACGCTATCCGCAACACCGAGACTGGCGGCTTCTGGAACTTGGTGAAGTACGGTCCAAAGACTGCAGCTAAAGCGTATGCGCGTCTGTACAAAGCAGCGCGCGTGGCGTGGAAGGCTGAGCGCGACGGTACTTGGCAGGGCAACAACGACACGATCACGATCCGTGAGCCGGGTCAGCCTGCGCGCACCATAACGCTGAAGGAAGCCTACGACATGTACCGCGCTGATGGCGGCAAGGTGGGCTACCTCGACATCAAGGAAATCGAAGACATCCAGCAAGACATCCAGCAGCGCTTTCGTGCTGCTCAGGCGTCTGGCTCGCTTGATCCGCGCACTTACGGCACACAGATGCTTGGCGTGGTGAACAAGGTAGAGGACCTGATGCTCGATGCCGCTGGCTCGATCGAAACCTCCATGCGATTCGCGACGTACTTGGCTCGCCTCGAAGCCGGCGCAAACCGGCAGGACGCGACTAACGCCGCAAAGAACGTGACGGTGAACTTCGATCGCAAGGGCAAGTGGACCCCACACCTTGGTCTGCTCTACATGTTTGCCAACGCGAACATTCAGGGTACCCGCGCGACGTACAACCTGATCTTCAAGTCAGGCAAGGCTGGCGCAATGCTCGGCGGTTCATTGATCGCACTGGGCTACGCGATTGCGCAGCTCGGCGCCGCCGACAGTGGGGATGACGACGAGCCCTACTGGGACAAGAAGCTGTACAAGCAGGCAAAGATTAAGAACCTGCTGTTCTTCACTGAGGACGGAGACACCATCACTATCCCGATGGCGTACGGCTCTGGCTTCTTCGTGAATCTCGGATACGCGCTCAGCGACCTGCAGCGTGGGGCGCCGTTGGCGAAGGTGGGCGCTTTCATGCGCGACTCTTTCTTCACGCACTTCTCGCCGTTCGGCTCACTGGAGAACCCGGCGACGTTTGCGGCACCGACCTTGCTCGATCCGATCTTGGTCAGCGCTTCGAACATGACAGAGCAGGGTATCCCGCTGATGCCGGACTCGGTGTACGAACCGAACAAGCCGGACAGCGAGAAGTTCTGGACGGCAACGCGCGGAACAATGTTCCAACAGCTGTCGCAAGCCATGAACGAGGCTACTGGTGGTACGCCGGCGTACTCAGGCGCCATCGACGTCTCGCCTGAAACACTGCGTTACTGGTTTGGTTTTATGACCGGTGGCGCGGGCGGCTTCGCGCGCGACGCAGCTGACTCGGTAATGCTCACCACAGAGATAGGTCTTGATGCCGCGCTTGATAAGAACAAGATCCCGATTCTGCGCAGCTTCTATCAACAGAACACTGGCAAGCAGAATCAGACCGAGTTCTTTGAGAACGCCAAGACTGCAGAGGCTGCGCTCAACGAGTTGGAAAGCTTGTGGGGAACGGAGTACATGCAGCGCGACGACGTGCGCGACAGGTTCGCAGAGCGGCGCACACTCGCATCCATGGGCAGCGCTGTTCGCGGGTATCGAAACGAGCTTTCAGCTTTGCGAGCAGACGAAGTGAAGGTTATCGATCGGCGTACCTCTGGCGATTACAGCGCCGCCGAAGCGGAAGAGCGCCTCGCGAAGATCGCTGAAAAGAAAAACCGGCTCTACATTGAATTCAACAGAAAGTTCTACAGGGCAAACCCGGACACACCGGAGTAAGCAGGAGGTGATTGTGCAGAGTCACTCAGGCATACCTCATCGGCTACAGCTGATGGGTCACACGATAACGGTGAAGGTGATACCGAAGTCACGCTGGAGAAGGAAATCCTGCGTAGGTATCTGGATGCCGCACAAGCTCAGGATCGAGCTGTTGGATGACGGCGAACAGACTGTCGTGCAGCACACGTTCTGCCACGAACTTACTCACGCAATGCTCGACATGATTAGTCACGAACTTTCTCGCGACGAGAAATTCGTTGATCAGCTAGGAGCGCTTTTACAGCAGGCTTTAACAACATTTGAGTTTAACGATGCCAGAACTAAAAGTAAGTGATCAGGAAGTAGTTGCCGCACTGAAGGCTGCCAACGGCGTTCGCGCTGAGGCGGCTCGCAAGCTCGGCTTGTCCACACAGTCATTGCACGCGCGGATTAGCCGCCTGCGGTCTGCCGGCATCCCGGTGCCGAAGTCGGGTTACGACCCCGCGCGCACGGCTCGCGAAGAGAAGGGAGAGCACTTCCCCCGACCGCCGCCGAGTGAGCCGGAGCTGGACTTCCCGAAGCTGCCGGATGGCAAGCTCGATGTGAACGAACTGATCGAGCGCCGCAAGTCGGAGTTCAAGCGTAAGGACGAGGCGCAGCAGGCGCGCAAGCTGATCCCGGTGAAGGTGAAGTCGAACCAGCCGATCGCCGTGTGCCTATTCGGTGACCCGCACGTTGACGACTCGGGCACCGACCTCGGCGCCTTACAGCGCGACATGGAGGTCATCAAGGCGACCGATGGCATGTACGCCGGGTGCATCGGTGACGTGCAGAACAACTGGATCGGGCGTCTGGCGCGCCTATGGGGCGAGCAGGAAACCACGGCGAGCCAGTCGTGGCAGCTGGTCGAGTGGTTCGTTCAGGACCTGACCGGCAAGTGGCTTTTCATGGTTCAGGGCAACCATGACCACTGGGCAGGAACTGGCGATCCTTTGCGCTGGATACAGCGACAGGCAAAGGTCAGCGCCACGGGAGACCACACTGTACGCCTTGCCATGCGGTTCCCGAACGGGCAGGAGGTGCGCATCGTCGCCCGCCATGACTTCCCCGGGAACAGTATGTGGAACCCTAGCCACGGGCAGCTGCGCGCGGCTCACCTGACCCACCATGATCACGTGTTGGTTTCGGGGCACAAGCACACGGGCGGATACCAGATGCTCCGTGTGCCCGCAACAGGTCTGTTGACCCACTGTTTACAGCTGGGCTCATACAAGATATGGGATAGCTACGCCGACGCGCTCGGGCTCCCGTCCCGGTTGATATCGCCGTCAGCAACCGTCATCATTGACCCCCTCGCCTGTGAGCTTGGTCTAGTCCGCGTCGAGCATGACATCGAAGCGGCAGCCGACTGGCTCACGTGGCGAAGAAAGCGGTCATAGAAGTACGTGGGTACGCAAGCGCCACAAGTTGTTGATTACGAAAACAATTTAGCGCACTTCTAAGCCGTAGGTCGCAGGTTCGACTCCTGCCGGGCGCGCCACCTTCTCCCTACATTTCAGCCACTTACGCTCAGCTGATCTGTTTGGTGGTCGCCCGATGAGCCCGGTTTCGCACCCACAATCCCCACATCCCTCACACACACCGTCTGTACCGCGCTATTAGCCACGTACAGCCGGCTACCCTCCGAGGATAGGTGAGCATACCGGTTCACCATATCGAGGCTCTGCCAGCCTCCTAATGCCTTCAAAGTGAGCAGTGGGGTGCCGTTCATGGCGTGATAGCTCGCGAAGGTGTGTCGCAGGTCATGCCACCTGAAGTCACTGACGCCTGCCCGGTTCAGGGCTTTCCGCCATGCCTTTGTGTTGACCTGAGTCACCGGCTTCCCGTTGTAGGTAAAAACATACAACGGGTGCTGACCTTGCTCTCCGCGCAGTATCTCGACCGCCCTGTCACTGAGGGGCATTCCGTGGTCCCGACCCGACTTGTAGTCGCTCGAAGACACCCACAGTAAGCGGCGCTCAAGGTCCACCCGGCTCCACTTCAGTCCCGTCACATTGGACCTCCGCAAACCGGTCAGCACCGAGAACTCCGCCATGACCGCCAAGTGACGTGGCAGCTCACCAATGAGCCTTGCGTACTCCTGCTCAGACAGGAACCGTACCCGGCGATTGTTCACCTTGTACGGCTTCATCCTCACCGGGTTCGACGCAACCCACTTCCACTCCATCGACCTGTTAAACAATGCCTTGATGAACTTCAGGTAGTGATTGGCGTTCGAGGCACTCGTATCGCGACGTTTCTGATCTACCACGAAACGAATGTCATCGTCCGTGATCGAGGCGAAGGTCATTTCTGACCAGTACTTCTCCAGCCAATCTGCCATCTGACGATCACGATCCAGCGATCGTTTATCAGAGCGCTCACTCATCCATCTTGCGACCGCCTCGTTCCACGTTGGCGCCTTGGAATGACCAAGCTTCAACTGCTGAACTCGAACGTCGTGATATGCATGAGCTTTAATCGGGTCATCAGTTTCGGTTGACTCCCGAATCCGATTCCCCGCCGGATCGCGCAACTCGATCCAGTACAGACGCCCTCTTAGGTACACACTCATATCTGACTCCTAGAGCGGCGCCTGCGTACCCGTCGAAGAGGCTAGCACGGGCAATGCCATGAATCTATCGACAGGGATATGAACGGTTGGCTCTATGTCACCGGGCTGTCCCCGAGAGTTACCGCCAACAGATACCAACAGCTGTTCTCCCGCGTTGTGAACGCTGTAAAAGATTCCGTCAGTCCATTCGACAAACATTACGAACGGAACATTCAGCTCTCGGCTCAGGTTCATCGCCTTTGTCCACTTACCGCTCGAAAGCAACAGAGTCTTGTACTTACCCTTACTGTTACGGCGGTACTTGTACTCACAGAATGCGCGCACTTTGCCGTTACCATCGAACAGCACCCAGTCGAGTGAGTAGATCATTTCCTGCAGCTTGATCAGCTGGCAGTTGAATGCGAACTCGACCGCCAGCTTGGCGGCGTTCTCACGCGCGAGGTCATCTGCGGTCTCGTTTCTAGGGCGTACCGGCAAGCAACGTCATCTCCTTTCCGCTGTTGAGTTCCTTCGACCGCGCGGCGATTCCGCTCGCGCACATCTCCGCCCCCTGTTTCCAAAGTTTGTACTCATACGTCTTGATCCCGCGATTAACAGCCGTCGACAGCGTCGACTGCGGGACTCCCCACTCGCGCACCAGTTTCTGGAAAGTGCCGCGCTCAAGCTCGGTCGCCTCTCGCAGCTTCATCAGCATTACGTACTGGTCGAACGTGATCCTTGGGTTGTATCTGCCGTAAGTCATTTACGCGGGTCCTTGCCTTGCAGCCAAGCCACGTACCAGTTCGCCTTGCCGGCTTCCTGTATCGGGTCGTCCTTCTTTCCATCGCGCCACAGATACGCCATTGCGCTGCCCTTGCAATAACCGCGGAACTCCTCTTCCGTCAGCGCCGCGCGAATGCCATCGATGCACTCGATGCCGCCGCGCTTGTAGTGATCTGGATTGACGGCGTCTTTCTTTGCCTGCGGGGCGGCAGGCTTTGCCGGCGTGGAGTAATCGCCGTAACCCGCAGTGATCGTGTGGTCGTTGCCGAATAATCCGCGCGAGTCGCTCGCATGCGAGAGACTGCCCTTCGCCGGCGACAGTACCTCCTTCCAGTACTGCTCTTCTTCTTCAGTTGCGGGGAATTGCTGCGACATAAATCCTCTTGTGAGTAAGTGCCGGACTGCAGTTCGGCGTCCGGCGCGCCGCTCTAGGAACCTAACTGCATTAGGTTGTAGTGATGTACCGGGGGCTGGCTTGTTCACTACGTCAGTCTTTCACTCCGTAATAGGCGAGCACGATCCGCATCGCTTCGATATGTCGCAGGAGCAACTGGCAGTCCTCCAGCTTGTCCTGCTCGAAGATCGCCATGCCGCTGCCGTCAACACGGCGCCGGTAGTCATCCTCCAAGGTGTCACGCATGGAGCGCAGGTCGGCAATAACCAGCTCGTCGAGCCCATCACTGGTCAATAGCTGACGAAGTGAGTTGCCCTTGAGCCCTTTTCTGTCGCTTCGCCTTGCGCGCCCGGGCGCCGCAGGGACCGCAGTTCGGGGTGCCTTTCTTCGTTTCGACCCCGCACTTGTTGCAGTGATAAATTTCTTTTTGGATGCCATGCATCTCTCTCCATCCGCTCAGGGTCAGAACGGGGTCGCTTGTGTCTTCTGCCATACCGGGCACCCGTGACTGACGTTGCAATACTCAGCACAGCGTCGGTACTCGCCGGGGCGGTGCTCGACGAAGTAACCCTTGCCATCCGGCATAGCTGCCTCCGCGTCCTCCAAGCTGTTGAACAGCTTCACCGCCTTCTTCACGCCGTTCTTCTTCAGCGCATACACAGCCGGCTGCAGCCATCGATCCTCGTCACTGCACGGCGCGGGGTCTTCGTGCTGGTGCAGCTCCACGCGCTCCAACATGAACGCCTCTGCCTTCTCGACGCTCCACATCGGGATGTCGACAGTCACGATCGGGAACTGCGGGTACTCCGGGTCGCGCTTGGCGGCGCTCTTCTGGTAGTCACGCAACAGCGCAATGATCTTCAGACCGCGCACTTCAATACCGTTCCGTATTGCTAGCAGACGCAGCAAATTCAGCTGCTGCACCCACTCAGGCTTGGGCTCATCGCCCTTCACTGACCAGAAGGTCGTGAACTTGTAGTCCATGAGGATGTCACCCTCGAACAGATCGTACTGCCCCGAGACGGTCCACCCGTTGAATTCGGCGAACAGTCTGTTCTCGACATCCATCTGAGCTTTCAAGCCAGCACGTTCGAGAATGCCGTGACCGATCTGTCCGTACAGGCTGAACAGTCTGTCGGCAACGTCCTCGACGGACTCGACGGTCTGGCGCAGCTTGCGCTGGTAGGGCGGCGTGATCAGCTGCGTCACGCTGATGTCGCTATTGCCGCGCGTGTATGGGTCGTTCTGCACAGCCAGCACGACGGACTGTGGCAAGTTAAGTTTATTCGTCAGCATTTTTCACCCACTGTCTGTTGTTTTACGGCTTGTACGGCTGAGATCAGTTCGTCCATCGGCGCCATCTGGCTGACGTGGACCGCGATCCGCTCGCCGTACCCGAAGTTCTTTGTCACGCTCAGGCTTAGGAAATCTTCCTTGAGCACTGCGCCACGGATCAGGACCGAAGTTTCGTAATCATCGATGTTGCAGAGGACGCCGTATTCAGCCGCAAACCTCTCTTCGTCGTTGAAGTAGAACCAGTCACGGGTCTGTTTCGTTAGCGGGGTTTTTATCTGCAGCATGTTTCCGCCAAATGAAACGTCAGCGCCGCTGTCACCACCGATAAGCACCGACCAGTTCGGTTCGATGCACAGCGCTCTGGCGACGCCAACCTCTCCCATGAACCCGAAGTAGCAAATCTCCCAGTCGGTTCGACGTCGGTCGTACTTCTGGGTCGCGACCGAATACGTCGACTTGGTTTCGCAGCGTTTCGTGGTCACCTCATGCAACCGCGCAAGGTCTGCATCACTAACCCGTACGCGCCACATCACCGAATAAAACTCCAAGCTCAGAGTGAAGAGCCCGAGCTTCTCGCACGGTCATCTCAAGCCGCTTGCCGCCCAGTACGATCGACAGCTGTGGAGCAGTCGATGCCCGGGTAGCAGCAATCTGTGGTTCCGGTGCTGAGCTGTAAGCGTTAGTCCGCTTGCGCTTTTGAGCGGTGGTTTTTCGGCGGTCGATCAGGTCGTAGCCGGGAATGTCCCACTCAGGCTTAGCGTAACTAAACTTCAGTCGATTCAAGGCGCCGCTGTCGCGGGATCGGCGCAGCATCTTCTGGTAATACATACCAGTCAGATAGGCGCTCACCCGGCTTGGCGTGACG